CTTTGATTGGCATCAGCCTCACTCAGTACACCGAATGAAGATGCTTGTGACTGTTCACGCATAGCAATCTCGGTATTTTCGAGAAGTTTAGCGGTAACAGCTTTACGATAGTTGTCTTTGATAGGGGGAGCGTCAGCATGTTCAAGTACTGGGCCCCACTTTTGGATTTCTTTTTCTGCGTTTAGCATAATAGTTTGTCTTTCTTTTGTTGTTTGGTTGGGTTATTTAAAACGAGAGAGAGTTGAAACATAGCGTTTCATGTCACCTGACAGATTGCTATTAGGATCGATTTCCCCCTCGACGATTGTTTTTACTTTAGATGAATCGATTGATTCGGCGATGAATTCTTCTTTCGAAGAATCAGATTTAGTGAAGAAGCCTTCTTTAATTGTGGCTACCTTAGTTGCGAATGTTTCAGCATCTACAAAGTCAACCTCTTCAATGATAGAAGAGAGCTTAGCGACTTGTGTCGAAGCCAAATCAGCAGTTGCTTCAGAGAGAATCTTTTCACGATGAAGACTTTCAACTTCTTCAGCGAGAATCACATTCTTTCCTTGAACTCCTGCGAGTGACTCCTTAACAGTAGTAACTTCATCGGAAAGTTGATCAACAAGATCAACCTTAGAATCAGGTACTTCAATGTAATGTTCAGTGAACACGCCTTGAAGAGCATGCATGAAGTTTTCTGCGATTGTTGTGCGGAGCTTAGTATCAACGAATTCTTGATTATCTTCGATCCATGTTTCTACTACATAAGAAAGATAATCATCAATCTTAGTAACGAGCGACTCACGGATATAGACTACTTCTTCTTGAAGATCGTCATTATACTGATTTTCAAGAGATTCTTTGATCTCGACTACGCGGTTTGCAACAGCACCTTCGAACAGTGTACCAACCTTAGCTTTAAAGCTTTCAGTCAATTCTTGTTCAGAGTCAGCAAGGATTTTAAGATCTTCAACATAGCTTTCGATCTCTTTTTCCTCGTCAATATCACCGCAAGAATTTTGGATAGCCTTATAAGAGGCTGTCAGCTGTTCTTTTTGCATAGTCTTAAGTTGACCGTACATTGCGTTGATAATATCTGCCTTTGTTTTTGGCACTACTATTTCGCCTTCATCTTCACTCACATTAATACCTTTATAGGCGTTAACGAGTTGTGATTTCTTCATGGACTTAAGAGCGTCGAAACTTGCAGCAAGATAACCTGCCTTAGTCTTAACATTAGGAAGGTTGACTTCTTCTACAGAATCGTCATCTTCATCTTCATCTTTATCGTCCTTATTCTCTACTGGATCATCCTCATCGGAATCTTCTTCTTCTTCTTCGGTTTTAGTTGTAGATTTAGCTTCTTCTACTTCTTCTTCAGAATCGTCATCATCCTCATCGGAATCTTCTTCTTCTGTCTTAGTTGTAGATTTAGCTTCTTCTACTTCTTCTTCAGAATCGTCATCATCCTCATCGGATTCATCTTCGGATTCATTCTTCTTAGCTCGCTTTGCTTCGCCAAGAAGTGCGTCTACGACGGCTTGATTCAAAGTTTGTCTTGTGTCCTCAGCAACTTCTTCAGGATTATCCTGCACAAGCTCCTGATTCCCAACAAGGTCCTTTTCATCTACGTCTTCTATAATTTGGTTTTCGTCTGACATATATTCTTGTTTTTTGAATTTAGAGTTTGGAGAGGAAATCATTGAAGATCCGTTCCTGAGCTTCGCTTACGCGCCCAAGTGGAACTTTATTAATTTCAGTCTCATATTCTTCAATTTGCTGAGGTTTGAGAAGGCCATTCTCCCAAATCCATTCGACCCCTTCCATAATGCCTTCAACGAAAGCAGAAGGAGCTGAAGGATCTTGGACAATATCAACAGTTGAAAGGACATAATCGCCCTTAACATATGATTTGCCATCCTTTTGCTCAACAGTACCCATACCACGGCTAGAGACACCTAACTTACATCCACCTTCAACGAGACCTTTCACGATTTTGCCCATTGGTGTATCAAGTATAAGCGCCTTTCCAACAACATCATTACCATCCCAACTAAGTTCGGTAATTCTGTGTGAAACTTTGTCTAAGTTAATCGCTGGTCCTTCGGGGTGATTCAATTCACCCACTGCGCGGCCAGTTTTTACTTGTTCTTTAACATATTTACCACAAGCTGATTCGAGAATAGCTTTTGGATAAATCCTGTTGTTACGGTTTTCTTGCTCCGCCTGCATAAAGACTCCTCTGATGAAAACGTTCTTTTCACCGTTGTCTTTTGCTTCAGTAATATACTCAAGCTGATCTAAATGTTCTGTGATTAATTTCATAGTTATTATGCGTAAAAACCTACCTTAGTAAAGAGTACGTTAATATTGGCACCTGTTCCAGCTGCTGCTGTCGATGCGAAAATTTCATCGGTTCTGTTTTTGCGAACTATGATGTTACTTTTGGTTGGAACATAAAACGAAGCAAAACGAGTTCCGGATGTTCCTGTTTCTATGTGCACATATGCTGCAGAAGTACCAGTATTTTGTACTAGAACTTGTTGAGCATCACCCACACTCGATGCTGCAGCGGTTAGTGATGCAGCTGCTGCGACTGTTAATGGTTCAATTTTCATTTTTATTATTGTTTTTTAGTCTTCCATCCCTATTGTTAGTGTAGCGATAGCATCTTTCAGATTATTAAAATGTCCTTTACCAGCTGCCTTCCCGCCGTCAAATTTAATTTTTCCTTTATCAAAAGAGAACTCGATAACAGAACCACCACCAAAATCGATTGAATTACCTTTTCGAGTATGGCCATGGCCCATTCCGACAAAATATTTTATAAGCTTTTCGACGTCTTTTTCAGATGCCTCGTTTACTTCTTGCAAATTAGCACCATCTTCAGTATCTGCTGATTCCTCAACATCGTTAGCAGCACTTCCATAAACTGATGCTGCCAACCTGACCTTACGCACCTCCATGGCTTGGTTAAATTTCTGTTGTACCGACGCGTCGAAATCTTCTTGCGAAGCATTACCGGTAACGATACTCTTAAATAGTTCTCTAGCAATATCACTCATTTATTTAATATTATTTATAATGTTTAAGGTTTACAGTTTTAAATATCTTCATCTTCAATATCTTCATCTGATTCTTCTTCTTCTGCGATTTCTTTATCTAGTCGCATGATGTCTTCTTCAGACTGCTTAAGTATAACTGTGCGAACGTACTTATCAGAAATATATTTACCAACAATATCTTCAAGCATCTGTGACATCTCTAAACGTTCTCTGAGAATTTCAAATTCTTTAAGCTCGGCAAAATAGTTATCTTCGATAAAGCTAATGTTGATGGATTCCTCGATTCCCTCCCAGTCTTCTTCAGTAATAATCCCCTTAAGAATAAGCTGAATTCGCAAAGCATCCATTAACATAAACGAAAATTTCTTCCGTAAACGGTCAATAAACTTTTGAAACTTAACTTCTTCTCTAGAAACTTCACTCGCTCTTCCTACGCTGAATGAAGTTTCCTGTTCGAGCCTTGCAGTCGGCACGTTCAATGCGCGGTATAGCTTCCGTTGAAAGAATACCACATCTTCGATTTGGCCTAGGTTTTCACCACCACCAAGAGTGCTAATCTCAGTTCCTCTTCCACCTTCTCTACGAGGCAGATAGAAATCTTCAAGCATAGACATGTGTCGACGATCATCACTGATAGCACCTGTGTTTGCATCATAGACAAGCTTGTTTCTATAACGAGAAACGACTTGTTGTACATATTCCTCAGCTTTACCCTTTGGAAGGTTACCCACATCAATGTAGAAAATCCTTCTTTCAGGAGCACGCGATACACGATACACCACTAAAGAATCTTCCATATAGCGAAGTTGATTAACCAACTTCATTGCTTTGTGCAAGTGACCAACAGTGCGAGTTTTGTCGGGATCCATTATTCCAGAGTTAACTTGGATAATGGCGTCATCTGAAAATTTTACACCGTTTAATTTATCAGCTGAAGTAGAAGAAAGATCTGGAGAATAGACGTAATACTCATCAACAACTGTTTCGTATTCAAGCTTCGTATTAGGATCGATTTTGGTTTCGACCTCTTTAACTTTATTAATGTGTGTTGATTCAACTGGCCTGATTTCAAGAATACCTCTGTTAGGATTCTTTGGGTCAATGATAACATTGAAGAATGATTTACCATCAACGTACCAATTACGGAAGTACTCTGAAGCATTCCTATTAAATTTGTAGAGTTTCAACACTCGGTTGAACTCATCAATAATCTGCTTCTTCACTTTAGTTGGTAATTCTAGATTACCCATTGATAAAGACACCGGAGAAGCTTCTTCAGAAGATGCAATCGCGCTATCAACGATATCAGAAACAGCTGCGTCGCATTCAGGTTGAAGCGAGGCCTCGCGGTATTTGCGAATTAATTCGTGATCTGAAGTTCCGTCGGTGTCCGAAAGATTTACATACTGGCCATAATATCCACCACCAGAAGTAACTGTGGTTGAAGCTTCATCGCTCTGTTTAGGTATAGGCGAGATTCCTTTAACCGCACCTTTGTCTATACCTTTTTTCCCTATTTCAAATCCAAATATATTCATTGCTATAATATATTATTTATAGAAAGCCACAGCGCACTTTTATACGCTGTGGCTTCTAAGTCGTTTTAAGAAGTAGTATTTGACTCCCAATACTGATAAGCGAATTCAACTGTGAATTCCTCAATAGTATCAGCTGAGTCATTACTTACATCGATAGACGAAACACTCACCGGCCAAGCGGATCTAAATGTGTATGTCTTAATAGTGTTACCTGCTTTATCCAACTGATCAACTGAAAGATCAGTTTGGTAATCAGATGGATTTGTTAAACCACTATTTGATACATGCGTGTTTATTCCATTCTGCCACCGCTCCATAGCATCGCGAACTTCAAACCCCGTATCATTAATAATGGTTACCGACCAGTTTTCGTATGTACGATCACCGGCTATTTTAAGTTGACGCCCACGGTATGGTATGTCAATCTGTCCAACTGTACTGCCTGGAAGTTGCGCTGCTTTGCACATAAATTGCGCTAGCTCGCTATCTCCTCCAGCGAATCCTGGGAAAGTAAGGGTTGCCTTAAAAAGGTTTGCCCTTGCTCCACCACCGATAAGCTTTGCTTTAAAATCGTCTACTGTTGCCATAATAGTTTTTCTTTCTTTTATTTATTTAGTTATTAGTTACCAGTTCCAACGATCTCGGAGAATTCAACACCAGTTCTCGTCGCAACAAAGTTTAGAGTAATGAAGTTGATTGAACGAGCAGGTTTGATGTAGATGTCTGCTACAAATCGATTAGTATCAATTACCTCTCCAGTGTTGTTTGTTTCGTCACACACAACAAGGAAGTCAGTGATACCTCGCCGGCCTTTAACATCTCTAAGGAATGGTTCAGTCATGTTTCTAAACATTGCTCGGGTAAACTCATCGTTGAGCTCAAAGAGTTGGTA